AGCTGTCGGAATGCAGATAGAGGTCCTGCCGGTCCTTGGCGACTGTATCACAGCCTCCATTGCATCCCAAGGCAGCAGCCCGCCCCAACGCTTGGAATAGACGGCGGCTTTCCTCTTTGAATATGGCTCTATCGGCATCGCTTGACCAGCCCGAGTTGTAGCAGTCGGTATGGATGCGAAACTATACTTTCCGATATGTCCCTCCTTACGAAACAAAAAAGCCGCCCTTGGCCACCGGATAGCTTCCAGTAAGCGAGAGTGCCGCTTTGTCGTACGTGTTTGAAATCTTAAGGAGGATAGCAAGTTTACTCCGTCTGTAAAAGGCAGATTTTACATCTTTGGTACGTAAAATTTTTGAAGCGGGAGGCCGGTTGGAAAAACCAAACCTTTTTTGCTTTTTCGTTGTAACATCGCACTTTCCCCAAAGGTATTTGACTTTATTTCGCTGTTTTTGGGCGGTATCTTTTTCATCTATACAAGATTCTACAAATAACCATTCTTGCTCTCAAAAAGCAAAAAACACCGCCTCTGGCCCGGTTTTCTACCAGGTCAGAGGCGATGCTTTTCTCAAAAGTGTTATAAAACCTACTATTTTCAACATTTTTTAGCAAAAAGCAAGAACGATTACCCTGATACCTATTGTATCAAAATAATCGTCCTTACATGCGTTATGACCCAATCACCAATACAATTCAATTTTTCCTCCGAGTCAGGGTGCAAGGGGGTTTAAATTTCTCAGGGAGGGTGCAACGGGCAAAAATCCGCTGAATATGGGACTTTTCCAATGCTTTTAAGGTAGAATTGTATCTATAGGAAACTGCAAATGCGAGGTGTGTTATTGTTCGGTCAGCGAAAAAAGCGGTAACCCACCCGCCTCAAAAGTCAGATGTGACTTTCTTTTCCGCCGCAAAAATTGTATCAAGCCCTGGGTATGTGGAATTTAAAATAGAGCCAAGGTTCCGAGGGTGTGACTATACTTCTTTGTCTGGAAAATTTGCGTAACCCACTACCAGATAGGCGTCCACTGTGATAAAATAAAATCAGTCATAAGGAACAATCACCGTTTTCGGAGGTATATGTAATGGATATTCAAAGCACGATTACCAGAGTCAAAGGAGAATATAAGGACTATTTGCGACAGACACACCCTGACTGGGCAGACAGTACAGTAAGCACCCACGTCTCCGATGCTTTCTATCTGTACCAGAACACCATTGCCCTGTCCTTCTGGAAATGCTTTGCAGACGATGGCTCTATGGCGGCAGCCCAACAGGATCTGCTCGATTACTTCACCAATGAGGTTATATCTGATCGGGCCAGGGAGCGGGCCAAAGGATACTATAAAGATTTGACCATGCTCAAAGAATTCATTGATTCCAAGGGTGGAGTGCGGCAGTACATCGGCTATGAGTATGACTGTGAGGTCACGATTTATCAATATGCCAAACGAGTATATGATGGCGAGGTGGATGTCAAGGATGCGGTAAAGAAACTGTGTGCAAAAGTTCCGTGTTTTGGAGAGGGAAGTCATAAATTTACTGTTGGGACATTGTTCTCCGCCATGATGAACGGAAAAGTCTATACATGGAAAGCCAACACGGAACTGACTTCCTATTTTATCGAACACATTGGCGAGGACTATGGGCGGGATAAACTGGTCAACGCATTGCAGGCAACACTTGAAAATAACAAATATTACTATGGGCAGACCGGCAATAAGTCCACAAGCATCCGCCGTAGCTGCCGCAGGATTGCGGAGCAGTACGACATATCCATCTCTTTTGGGGATGATATTTTTGACGGCATTATTCCCAAGGACTCCAGTGATGCCGTGCTGGCTGTAGACACCGCTGCCATCCGATATTGGCTCTACGCCGCCGGAGACGGCTCTGCCAACTGGGAAAGCGACTATGCCGAGGGCATCATGGCGATTGGCTGGCCGGGGATGGGCGACCTGTCAGCCTACGGCTCTAAAGAGGAGATGCGCGCCAAAATGCGTGAGCTGTACGGCGGCACCGGCTCCTACCGAAACCAGGTGCTGGCTACCTGGCAGTTTGCCAATGAAATCAAACCCGGCGATGTGGTCTTTGTCAAAAAGGGTCTGAAAAAGGTCGTAGGACGTGGTATTGTTGAGGGTGAATATGCTTATGACGAACAGCGGGGAGAGTTTTGCCACACCCATAAAGTCCGTTGGACGGACAAAGGCGAGTGGGAACATCCTGATCAATATGTAATGAAAACTCTCACCGATATGACCCCCTATACAGACTTTTTGAAGAAAATGCAGGCTTTGTTTGACGAGGGCAAACCAGAAGAGTCCCTTGATTCCGGGGAAGAAACAACCGCTTACGATCCCTACACTGCCGAGGATTTCCTGCAGGATGTCTACATGGACGCGGAGCGTTATCAAACCCTCAAAGCCCTTGTGCTGACCAAAAAGAATGTGATCCTCCAGGGCGCTCCCGGTGTGGGAAAGACCTTCGCCGCCAAGCGGCTGGCCTACTCCATCATGGGGGAAAAGGACGCCTCCCGCGTTCAGATGGTGCAGTTCCACCAGAGCTACAGCTATGAGGATTTTATCATGGGGTTCCGACCCACTGAGACGGGCTTTGCACTGAAAAAAGGCGTGTTCTATGAGTTTTGCCGAAAAGCGGAGAAGGACGATGAGCGCCCCTATTTCTTTATCATTGATGAGATCAACCGGGGCAATCTGAGCAAAATTTTCGGGGAACTGTTCATGCTGATTGAG